ACAGACATCGTTTTCAATCGCAACCTGTATGTATTTATCAAGAACAATTTTCTTGTCAATATGCACATACGTTCCGACGGTGTCACGGAAGGTCACTACGTCCCCGAAAGCTTTGGGAATCTGATGCGTTTTAAAGACTCCGACAGACATAGTCACCTCGTCGATAAATAAAACATCTGCGCTGTGTGAAACCAGCGCTCAGTGATTTTCAGAGAACCCTTGTGGCTTTATGAACTAAGCCAGAGGAGTTACCAACGGGATTTGACTGTTGGTATTCGTCAATCAAGATCTTTTGAATTTCATCTACGATCCGGTAAAGATTTCCGTAGAAGTCTTTGTAATCGACGGTAGTATCAATCAACCGCAGTTTGGCAACTAGGTGAGTTAAACCTTGATCGTTCAGTTCACGGTCGAGGTGTTTGTGGTAAAGATCGATTACTTTATAGAGAGGACTTTTGGCTAAGTTGATATATTCCCGGCGACCAGCACCAATCTTAGTACTTTCAACAAAATACCAGTCAGCCACGTAGAGTTTTAATTGAATGATCAAGTCAAGTAACTCTTTAACTTTAGAATGATATTTAACGGGCGAGATGCCTGCTAGAGAAGGAGGGTTAGTGACGTGTTGAGACTTCTCAGCCGATAGGATCATCGTCAACAGTTGTTCAATAACATCAGTTAGACCATCGGTTAACAATGATTGATCACTCGAGAAAGCTGGTAAAGCTCTGCTGAGAAGTTGAGTATAGATCTCTGCATCACTTTCTAAAAGAAACTGTGATACAGGGAATATAGTTAACAGCATATTCAGGTTTGTTTTAATTTCGTGAGTAGACCAATGTCCCATGTCCCGTAAATAGGCGCGGAAATTGAACGCCCAGATTCTGAAGAAAGGCGTTAAACGCGGATCTTTTGGATCACCTTTTAGCCCGTAAATAATTAAAAAATACTTTAGGATTTCAGGCAGTAATACGGTGTTTTCATCAGTGAACCCCGCCTTAAGTTTAATTTTTTCATTATCTACTACCTTACCTTGCAGGAATGTTTCTCGGAATGCTGCCTCGATGCCAGGGATTAAAACCGCTGTGTTATGGAGATCTTGTGCGGAAAGTTTGTGCACCGCAGAGACGCGAAGAATCTCTTCCATAATTTCAGCAGGGGTAGAGTTTTCGTTCATGACGTTTTGCAGCGAAGATTTGTTCATTGACATATTCAGAATTCCTAAATAAAGGTATAAAGAAGCAGGGAGCGTTTGCTCCCTGTCATTGTGTTGTTCAAGCGCGCATGACAGAGCGAGAATCGCTGATCACCTGAATGATGTGCGTCGGCAAGCGAACGACCTTCCCTTCCTTTTCGCGGATTACGCTCGGTTTGTCATAGACGGTCACGCCACTTACGATGCACTTTGCTTCCAGACGGGAGGCGACTTCAACGATCACGTCCTGGCCGTAAGTAACAACGATGCCCAGGTCGCTTTTATAAACATCCACTCTGTTGTGCATCATCATAGCTGTTGGTAAAAGCCAATTGATTTGGCCGTCATCATTGAACGCTAAGTCTTGCAACAATGCGTACAACGCCACATACTCAGTTTCAAAGAACACCTGAGTGTTTTCACGCGCACGACATGGGTCCTCCGCCATCGAGCGCAGAAGGCCAACACAACGGCCGGCGAGTTGTTCCAGAGTTTGTTTGTCAGAGAATTTCATAGCCATGGGAATAGTTCCTATTTTCGGGTGTAGAGAGGTGGGCTTAAGGGGTAGTTATTGGGATGATGCTTTGTAGTGCCACTTATGGACACCTTTCCATATCAGAGCGAACGGCACAACAATAGGCCAGAGTATTAAAAATAGACTGAGTTCAACCGCCATTTCGTTAGCCGTGGGTTCCAGTCCGGTTTCTTTCTTTTCTAACTCATCGCAAAGCGAATGGGTATAATAGAAAATACAGGGCACCATACCGACGACCCAAACCATCATACCGATGCAGATGAGTAACAAAGTAGATTCGTTCATTTTTTTTCTTTCCTGATTGCCGTTGATAAAACGCAGTGAGCGCCTTATTTGTTTAATGTGGTGACGATACGATCAAACGTTTTCAAGTTCACCATGAAAGAGTAAGCGGTAACTCGGTCAATGTTTTCGAATTTGAGTTTGAAGTCGTTATCAGCGTCTTTGGTGATCTCCAGTTTATGGAGAATCAGGTCACCCACAAAAGATTTGACGAAGACCGGCAACACCAGCGGGTTAGCAAAATTGTGTTGGGCCAATGTGATGATGGCAGAGAGAGTGAGTGCGATTTCCATTTCGTCTTGTGGCAAACCAAGGATATGGTTATGGGTCAAAACGATGGAGCGCAGGTTTGAAGTTTGCATGGGGTAAATCCTTAATTTTAAATTAGGTTAGGCTACTACTTTTAGCTCTTCACACGGATAATATAGACTTGAAAGATTTTGGAAAACAACTTTCAGAGAGTTTCTATGTGAATCATTACCCACGCCCAATTAAGGTGAACCCTGTGGAAATAAAAGAGTTATTTGATAAGGAGTTCGCACGTACCGAATTTGACCTCAAGTTCAGCCTGAAGGTCAGTCGCTTCACGCGGGTCTTTATGCACAAAGGCGAGCACAGCGCATTCTTCGGTAGCGGCCTGTTAGCCGTCCACCGCGTCAGATGGACAAGCTCCGAGACCAACGGCTTCTTTGATGACATCATTAATGTCGATCCAGATGACCTGAAAGATAAAATTGACGCATTGGACAACATCGACCCCAACCACATTGTGACCACCGATGCTTTTAATCTGGCCATTGTGTATTGTGTGCATCGGGTGATGACCAGCGATCAACTCCCATTGGTCAAGCGTCGTGAAACGGCAGTCAACCTGCTGCGTTTACTCCACTTCAAGTTCATCTGTAGTCTCCTGACCAACTACTTCCCGTACGGTACCGACTTAGCCATTGCTTTACAGACCTACGAGGCCATGAACAACCGCTATGACCTGAAGATCTACAAAACCTGGGCGAACCTGATTACCGCCCGTGCTGAGAGCATCCTTGACCAACGCGGCATTCACTATGCAACCATTATGAACTTTAATAATGACGACGGGGTGAAATACATGGTCAGTGATATTCAAACCCGTATTCGCGTAGTGATTAAAACCTTGACCGCGCTTTATTACCAGATCAAAGCAGGCGGCAGTAAAGTGATCAGTACGTCCACCCTTGTGGAGGTTGATGGCGGGTTAGAGGTGCGTGATATCAAACGCCAGTTCCCGAAATATCGCCGCTACCTGTTTGACGTCATCGTAGACACCACATCGTTCGTCAGGCCTGATCTACTAGAGATCATTGGCAAAGCCATCCCGTCAATGGATGTCCGCGTGCTACTGTCTTCTCTGAATTATTTATCCATGCACGTGGGCGATTCAAAGGCCAACAAGGTTAAAGACTTCGTAGAGCGCACGCTAGAGTTCTCCTTTGACTTTATCCAGTCCAAAGGGATCAACCCGCAGAACCTTCCTGAGCTGCTCAATGGTATCAAAGGCGTCCTTAACGCCTCGCGTAACAAAGAGCGTGACGTAATGTTCCTGCGCACCCGTGGGGATGAAATTGTCAAGTTGGCTAAAGGGTTGATTCAAGTCTCCTCTTCCGGCAAGACAATGTCAATTAATGCACCGGTCTCCTCAGAACGTACGGGGATGATCCTGTACATCGTGCTGCGTACCTTGACCATGAATTATTACCAATCCGGGCGTGGTTAGACAAAAAAAAGAAGAGAGGCGTTTGCCTCTCTTCTTTCTGTTATAACTGCACCTGGGCACTTGGGCGTTGCCAAGCACGGTGAAAAGCTTGGATCAGTAAGTGTTCGAGTAAAGGAATGTTTTTAATCGATTCCCCAAAGACGGTGTACGTCCACGTGACGTGTTTGCGGATGTCGCAGGTGTTTTCTGGCGTAACGCCTTTGACCATATGGCAGATTTCACCTAACGTAGAATTGAGCACCCACCGGTCGTTCAACCGATCATAAGTGGCATCCACCGCAAACCGTTCGGTCACCAGATCCCCTTCTTCAAATGGCAGGTGAATGATGTCTTCCACCGCCGCTCGCATGTACTGATCGATGATCGGGATCTTGGTGTGCAATCCATCGATGTGGTAACCAAACGGTTTACCAAATAACTTCCCAACGTAGAACCCTTCACAGGAGTCACGGTCGTTAGGCCGGTTGATCAGCTTCAGCACCAAGTCTTCACGGGTATCAAAGAACAACGCCACGTTAGGCAAGAACTGGTAATGGCCCTTACGCTGACAAACGACTTTGTGTACCCAGGTCAGTTCGAAGTTGTCGATCATGAAATAAGAGAAGTCTTCCCCGATCTGATCTTTCCAATGCCTGCCGGTCCAGTCCCCCGTCCATTGTTCGGATTTATCAGACATCAGACCTTGAGCAACCTTCCGCCCCCCACACAGCAGGTAGCGATCGTTGACATCAATCTTAAAGCGGCAATTGGTCAGCAGGTTTGCTTTGAGGCTGGAGTCGCCTAAAACCTTCCTTAACAGCGCCTCTAAGCCATTATATTTACCAAACGATCCATTGGTAACAGAAAGGTGGTAACGCTCAGTGACGCCCCGTCTGGTGATGAATACCAAGTCTTTGATTTTCTTTCTGGCATTATTCTCAAAGCGCAGGGTAAAGTCTTTTGTCTCCACGAGGAAACCGTTCTTGCCGGTGATCATGCGAGGGTAGACGATGGGATCCAACGGGCGGATCAGCGTTAGGAAGCTTTTAGGTAAAGAGAAAATCTCATCATTACTGCGCGGTTCATGTTTTACTAATGCATTCATTGTAGTTCTCCTTTTACGCGTTAAAATAAAAATAGGGTAGTCAGGAAATCCCGACTACCTTGATTAAGCTTTCAAAACAGTGATATAGACCTAAACGAAAGTCGAAACTATCTATAATAATCTTGACTGACGTATTTTTGGAACGCATCCATTCGCTCGTTGTTGATGTCATCAATCTTGCCCGCGATGTTCACGGTGTCAATGCCGTACGATTCCAACGATTCCAGCAAGAAGCGAATACGTTTCTCTAACTTCATCGAGAGGGTTGGGGTATCGGATTTTTTCAGACGTTCCAAGTTCGCCTCAATCTGTTGTTGCAAGTCAAAGATATCCTCTTCTTCCTCATCCATTGCCTCCGCCGGTTTACCGCCGTCAAACGCTCGGGTCAATACGCGCCGTGGATCCAAGCCATAGTGTTCCAGTCGGTTACCGTACACCAACGGATAGACCGCTAAGAGCCATGCAATGACCATGTCATCGTGTTTCCCTTCTTCGTGGTCAACACGCCCATTCTTATCAACCAATCCCGTAACTTCAGAAATCAGCTGCTGGTCATGCATACGACTGGCCCCTTTCCGCAAGGCAATCAACATGACAATCTCGTACAGGGTCTTACGGGTTGTCGTGTTGGTGCCAAAGCCGAATTTGTTCTTACGACGAATATAGAACGGATCATCCCGTCGCTGAATATCACCATTAATCTCTTGGAACTCTGGGCGATTGATGTCCCAGTCTTGGACGATTGAGTTGAAGATACGCTTGAACGGATCGATGCCTTTGCTGTGCAGAATGATACACAAGTAATCGATGAAGGTTTGCCCGGTAGATTTACGTTCTGGGTTGAACAGCGCCTTTTTGTATTTCACCAAGACTTCGGCCAGGAACTCCGCGTACTTAGGAATCAATACGGCGTTTACTACGGACACCCCTAACACAGATAAATCATACGGGTCAACAAAGACCAATGACAAACTGTCTCGTCCCACCCCTTCCGAGGTATCGGCACCGATGACCATTTCCAAGGTATCGGCACGCGCTTCCAGCTCTTCTTGCGGCAAGAACCAGTGAACAATGAACCCACCTTTAAAGTGCTCGGAATAATCGGAGTACCGTTGGGAGTTGACCGCTTGACCCAACAATGCTTTGTCGTACGGGTTCTTGGTACTGTCAGCTGTCCAGATGTTAAAGAAGTCACGGTCTGCTTCAGGACCCGAGGCGCTGGCACGCGCCATGTTGGCGTAATGCTCTTCGTCGGTGACCCCCACTTGGTTGTGGCTCCACGTCCCCGAGATCAAAACTTTACGGCCGTTGGAGTTCGCCTTAACAATCGCTAAGAGCTCTTCTTCCCCGCCGACGTCCATGAAGTGCTCAGACCACCGGGTCGCCTCAGACCACATGGTGTGAATGAACTTCCCGTCACGGCTGGTTTGGTCACCGGCGGTGGTTGTCAGGAGTGAGCCCCATGGCATGCCGTTCGCTTTGGCGGATTTGATTGCTTCGTTCATCCCTGGCATCGCGGCTTTAAAGGCGATCTCGATGAAGTTGATGAACGGGCTTTCATCCCAACCTACGGTAGGGCTGGTGTTACCACGGCCCACTTTGTTCGCGCCTGACTTGTCGCTGCGGGATACCGCAATTGACATGTAGTTGCCACGGGTGTTGTACGTGATCTTCTCATCGATGATCGTGTCGCTCTTATCGTACACCGTCAAGTACTCGGGGAGGTACTCTCGAATCTGTCGTATCTTCCCTGAGGTTTCCGATCGCAGCTCAGCGGATTTGGTGACCAAGGAGATACGGGCATTGCGGTAACGCATGTAGAGCAGCCAACTGTATAAGGCATAAGACGAAATGGACTTACCGGTCTGACGTGGCTGAATTAACAGGTAGTCAATGTGGCACATGTACGACCAGAGCATACTCATGTTTGCCCGGTTGGCCCTGAACTCGGTGGCCACGTTACCGGAGGCTGGTGGGATGCGCAGACACTCACGGAAATAGTACCATGGGTTAAACTCGGCCTCGATCTTAATGGCCCCCATCTGGTCTTGGGTCAGGTTAGGATCGAAGGGGTCTACACCTTGTAACTCTGGGTTGAGCAGTGCCAAAGGCCAGTGGTGGTTCTTGACGCCCATTTTTTGCAGCACAGCAACGTAGCGTAAAAACCACTCGTTCTTAGTAGTCCAATCGGGGATTGCAGACGGGTAATCGTCCCAATCACTAATAAAGCGTATCATAACCTGCCCTCGCATGTATTCTCACAGTAACGGTAGAAAATAAAAGAGAGGGCAAAACGCCCTCTCTTTTTGATCTTCCTGTTACACGGTCACTGTCTGGCGAATAATGGCACCAGAAGCCCCCAGTTGTAAGTCCACGCCGTTGTCTTCACGTACCCATTGAATCAGGGCAAGTTCACCGATGTGGCCGCCCGTAGCGATAGTGAAGGCGGTGTTCCACGCCGAGATTGGTTTACGAACACGGATGTTCTCAACCTGCAAGATGAAGTGCGTAGGTTGCGGCGCTTCAATCTCTGTTGCCGTGTCGAACAGCGGATGAATACGCGTGTAGAGACGATCCAGCCACTCGGCCTGCGTTGCTGCCCCCATGGCGATGTTCACTGACCACACCTGCGAGGAAATGTAAGTCAAGCGACATTCAACGTCACCCCCAAAGTCATCTGCACCAACCTGGTAGTTCACGTACCACGGTGTCACGCCATCCGTTACCCCGGTGTTCATCAAGGTAATAGTGTTAGCCTGCACGTGGCGATACGGAACAAAACTGGCGGAGACTTTGGACAGGTCAATAGCATAGATCATGGCCTGCTTAGTGCCGTACAGTTTTGGATCCCAGATGACCGAACCCGTAGACAATTCCGCTAAGTCAGTGACGTCCCACATTTCGAGGCGGTCAACGCTATAAAGTAAGTGACGCGGGTAGTAGCCTTGGTTAGTGGAGTCCCACTCAGGGTACATGAACAGTTTCACACCGTACGCGTTTTCCACGCTGGTAGTTTCCAAGGTGTACGCCACGGTAATGACACGAGAAGCCGTGGTGGTGCCCTGATAACTCTCGGTGGTGTCCAGCGTGTAGAACAGTGTTAACGGCGAACGTTGACCCACTTGCGTTGGAATGAACTCGGTCAAACCGGACAGCTGAATTTTACTGCCATCAATCGGTTTAATCCGTGAAGTTCCGTCGTTGTAGGTCACACGACACATGACGTCTACCGAAGCCACGGTTACCTGCACAGGGATTTCCAACACGTTAGGGTCGGTTGCACTCAAATAACTTGAGACGATCTCGACGCTATGGATTTCCTTGTAACTGCTGTTGGCCTGTCGGATAATACCGGAGTCCAGCGCAGTCATGGTCAGTTCAGATGTTGGAAGCCCATTACTGTCGTAGGCAATGATCAACACTGTTTCACCGGCAGATATGGCGCGCTTGGAATAAG